GGAAATTCGCTCAGCGATCGACCTCCGCGACGCAGCGAAGGCGACCCTGCTTGACTGGTCGATCGAGGACACGCGCGACCAGATCCTCGATGCGCTCGGTTCTCTCAATGGGACCAACTTCGTGGATCGCACCGCGGCGATTGCCGATGCGTGGCTCGTGGACAATGCTGATCGCGTCCTCTTCGGCGCGGCCTCGGCGGGTTTCACGGACATGTCGGCGGACCTCGCGCTTCTCGACACCACGGCGGACCTGTTCAACGTGACAGCGCTCGACGCGATGATCCTGAAGGCGAAGACGTGCAACCCGAAGATTCGCCCGATCCGGGACGAATCTGACGGCCGGCGTTACTATGTCGCGTTCTGCAACCCGAACGCGATGAAGAACCTCCGGGACTCGATCGATACCGAGGTTCTGGCGGCGACCGTTGTCCAGGCGCAGGCGGCCAAGCTCTTCGAGGGCGGCGACCTGTACTGGAACGGCACGATCGTCAAGGAAGTCGATGAAATGCCGATCTACGACAACATCGGCAGCGGCGGCACCACTGAGGTCACTCCGGTTTACCTCTGCGGCGCTCAGGCGGTCGGCTACGCGCTCGGCAAGCGGTGGAGCACCATGACCAAGGAGTTCGACTACGGCGACAAGTACGGCGTGGGCGTTTCCGGCATCATGGGCATCAACAAGCTCAACTTCGGCACTGGCGCCGCGGATACGGACGATCAGAAGGATCACGGTGTTGTCACCGGCTTCTTCGCGACGACCGGCACGGCGACGACCAGCAACGCAGCCGAAAATTAATCGGACTGAGGGGCCTTCGGGCCCCTCTTTTTCCATAAGGACTCTCAGTACATGGCGACTCTTACCTCTTCGGCTGCCGGTTCGGCGCAGCCGGCTTTCAAGGCTGTCGGCTCGGGCATTCTGTGCGCGGCCTACGGCCACGTTGACGCGACAACCAGCCTCGCGACCAACGACGTTGTGCAGCTCTGCCGCGTTCCAGCGGGCGCGGTCATCCTCGGCGGGTTTCTCCGCATGGAAGACCTCGACTCGAACGCGACGGAAACGATCGACATTGACGTTGGCACATCGGCCGACACCGACGCCTTCGGCAACTTCGGCGTCCAGACGGGTGATGCCGTTACCGGCTATCTCCCCGAGGGCGGCGTTCTTCTGCCGCTTCACGGAACGCTCAAGGATGGGCCGGTTTCGGTTTCCGCTGAAACGGTCGTGCAGCTCACGGTCGTTGCAGGCGCTGCCACGGCGGCCGCCGGCACGATCACCTGCGTCGTTCACTACGTCTGCCCGTAACCGGGCCGGGGCGGGGGTAACACTCCGCCCCTCATTTTTGGGGAACGGCCATGCTGGATATGTCTAGTCCCGGCTATTACAGGTTCAACGACCCGATGCGCGTTCCTGCTGGAAATGTTGCCGCAGTGAACGCTCCCGCGCAATCGACCCCGCCTCCGGGCCTGCCGGAGTTCGACATGGGGCCGGGGCGTTGGTTCGGCGTCAACGGGGCCAACTATCACGCGCCGACGGGCCTTAGCAGCCTCGTCCAACCGCCCGCCGCAACCGTTGCCTCGCCAAATGCCGCCCGCCCGTTCGGCGGACTCGCACGGCTGATGTACATGCTGCACGGCGGCGATCCGTCCGGGTTCGAGGCGTTCAGGCAGCGCAGGCTTTCGATGCATCAGGGGGTTAACCCGTGACGAAAGAGCAGCTGCGCGATCATGTCCTCCGGCAACTCGGCGTCCTAGGCGCGGCGGACGATGCCGCGGCGGAAGATGCCGAGCTCATGGAGACGATCATCGACAACTGTCAGGGCGAGATTGAGCAGCTTGAGGTCGCCCTGTGGCCGGTCGATGACATACCCGCCTACGCCGTCGAAAGCATGGCGCTCTATTGCAAGGCGTCCTGCACTGCATGGGGGCAGGAGTACGATCCACGTTTGAAGCAACTAGCGCTCGCTCAGCTTCGCATGGTTACGTCTGACCGCCGTTCGGGCGTCGGAAGGGCCTGCTATTTCTGATGGGCAACCTCGCCGTTGTCGGCCCGTCGAACCTTGGGATCACTGCCAAGGTCGAGAGCCAGAGGTCGATCAACTGGTATCCATGCGCGCCTGAGCGGCAGGGCCAGAAGCCGCACCTTCGCGGGAGACCGGGGCTGGAGCTGCACTGCACGCTGCCGAAGACGAAGGCACGCGGAACGCTCGAAATGGATGACCGGGCGTTCGCGGTTTACGGCACGGGCATTTACGAGATTTACGAGAACGGGACCTTTCGCGAGTGGGGCACCATCCCCTCGTTCGACGGCAAGGTCACGATGGCCCGCCTGCTCAACACGATCGTCATTGGGGACGGATCTGGCTATTACGCGCTCGACATCGACGCGGGAACGGTCAGCAAGATCACCGACGCCCCACGGGGCCGGTTCTGCGTCTTCTTCGACCAGAGGATCCTCTACCAGGGCGAGAACGGTGAAGTTTTCTACTCGGAGCTGAACGATCCGACCAACATTCCGGGCGCCAACTTCTTCACCGCAGAATCCCTGCCCGACGATATTGTCGCGATCACCACGTCCGAAGAACAGATCCTTCTCCACGGGCGCAACTCGACCGAGCCGTGGTACGATTCAGGCGACGCTGACAACCCATTTCAGAGAGTTCCGGGCGGAACGGTCTATTCCGGGTGCGGGCACCCCGACACGGCGCTGAGGCTCGATAATTCGGCATGGTGGGTCGAGATCGACGCGCACGGCCAGAACATCGTCCGCAGGACGCAGGGCGCAACTCCGGTCAGGGTCTCGACGGAGGCGGTCGAGAGATGGCTGCGGACTGCTGAGAACGTCGCGGCCCATGCGTATCAGGAAGATGGGCACACCTTCTACAACCTGACTGCGGATCAGGGGCCGACGTGGAGCTATGATCTGAAGGAGCAGGAGTGGCACGAACGCTCGTGGCTCAATCCCAACACGGGTGAAAGAGAACGTCCGCGCCCAGAGCACCACATTTACGCCTTCGGAACGCATCTCGTGACCGATTACGAGAGCGGCAAGGTCTATCGCCAGAGCCTCGATTATCACGATGACGCGGGGCAGGAGATCGCCTGCGAGCGCATCACCAAGCATTCGGGCGGCGATGGTCAGCAGATCATCATTGACGAGCTCTACCTGGATTTCGCTACCGGGGTGGGACTGGACGGCTCGGGGCAGGGAACGGACCCGCAGGTCATGCTTCGGGTCTCGAAGGACGGCGTAGGCTTCGGCAAGGAGTTGTGGCGCTCGATCGGCAAGATAGGCGAATACCGGACACGCGTTAGATACCACCGCCTCGGCGTGGGCACTGACTGGGTGTTCTGGATTCGCGTGTCTGATCCCGTTCTCAGGGTATTGATGGGCGGCGACGTTGTTGTGAGGCCGGGGCGCAGATAATGGCCCGCGATTTCTCCATCCGCCCCGATCTTCTGAAGCTGGGCGTTCCAGAGCGGACAATCCGGGTTCTGGAGAAGGCGGCGCTGATCGTTGACACGATCGAGCGGGTGACGGGGACGGAAACCGACCTCGATACCGTAGCGGGGCAGATCGACACGCTGAACGAGGCGGTCGAGGACGCAAACCTGTCGTTGGAAAGCCTCGATGGACGCCTGGACACGATCGAGAACGGCAACGGCCCCTATGTGAAGAAGGCAGGGGACGTGATGACGGGCGCACTGGACGTTCACGCGCTCGTCCAGTGCGACAGTTTTAGGATCGACGCCACGCCCACCGCTGAAACGATCACGCCAACGCATACGGTGACGATCTCGGTGAACGGGACCGATTACAAGTTTCCGATAGTGGCCGCATGATTGAGCGCTCTTTCGACCCCGAGAGAGCCAACTACCTGATTAACCACCCCGCAGTCCGCCCGTTCGTCGGCGGTGACGGGAAATCGTTCCTCGATCTCACGCCCGTTGTTTCTGACGACAAGAATTACCTATTGCTGGGCGATCATGGCGGCTTTCTCGCCACATGGTCCGCACCCGGTGCCTACGAAATACACACGTTCATCCTCCCCGAAGGACGGGGACGAGCCGCGAGAGAGCTGGCGCTGGAGGCAAGAGCATATCTTGCCAGCATCGGAGCCGATCACCTGTGGACCCGAGTGCAGAAGGGCATGGAGAACGTGAGGCTGTTTACCTTGGCGGCGGGGTTCGAGCCGTGCGGGGAGCAGGTCTGCGACTTCGGCGGCGGGCCGACCGACTACGAACTTTTCAATTGGAGGGCATGAATGCCTGTTGCCGCACCCCTAATCATTGGCGCCGCGACGGTCGGCGGAGCACTCATCAGCTCCGGCGCCGCCAAGAAGGCCGCGAAGACGCAGGCCCAGTCTGCCGATGCGGCGATTGCAGAACAGAGGCGGCAGTTCGACCTCAATCGCGCCGACCTTGCGCCGTGGCGTCAGGCGGGAGGACAGGCCATTACGCAAGGGCTGGAGATGCTCCAGCCTGGTTATGATTATACCACATCACCCGGCTACCAGTTCCGCTTCGGCGAGGGCCAACGCGCCATTGACAGCAGCGCTGCGGCTAAAGGAA